TGTTGGAGTACGGTACACCAGAACTACCACCAGCACCTGTTATACGTATGGCTTCTATCCGGGCTCAGGAAAAGTTAGTTCCACTAATTAAAGAAGAACTTTCTAAATTAGGGTTATCGAGGGGTAGTGGGCATGCCAAATAAAGGGTTCTTGCTCGCAGAAGATGCTGCGGTTAAAAACCGATTCAGCAACCTAACTGTGTCTGATGACAGAGATGCCAGCCGAGCAGTTCAGGTGTTCTTTAGATACCCAGAGGGCGAAACCGAAAAGGCATACCCTTTTATAACTGTTGAAATGGTGGGCATGTCTCATGACACCCGTAGACAGCTATCTGAAACGACGATGTATTACAGCAATAGTGCTTCGGCATCAAGTAAGCCTAATTACATTAATTATTATCCATCAGAACTGACCGAATCTGAGATGTCTTCTATGGTTACTAACTCTAATGTTTTAGCTGTACACTCGTTTATACCAGTTAACCTGGTATACCAAATAACTACTCACACCAGAAGTGCTCTACACGACAGACAACTTTCAAGTAAAATACTACGCAGAGTAGTGCCCTTTAGGCAGGGCTTTATAGAAATACCTGAAGATGGTACTATTAGAAGGTTTGATTTACTGTCGTGGTCTACCGCAGACCTTTTGGACAGAGAATCTGGTTATAGAAAACGCATATTTAGAAAGATGTTTACAATTCAAATGAACGCTGAGATAGCTGCAACAGACCTGACATCTGTCAAGAAGGTAGCATCTGTAGTTGGTAATATATATGATAACGATACGGCAATTCACACCCTAACACCCCAAATTTCAGAGGAGTTTTAAATGCCTGAATATAAGAATCCAGGAGTATACGTATCCGAATCGGCATTCTTGCCGAAGGTTCGTAGAGGAGTAACCTCAAGATCAGCAGCTGCTTTCTTTGGTGAAGCATCGCGAGGACCCTCAGCCGCAACCCTAGTACAGTCATGGTCTGAGTACAAGACACTCTATGGTGATCTTTCACAAACCTCTGACCTTGGATTTGGTGTTTACCATTACTTTGCAAACGGTGGTAGAGACGCATGGATCACCAGAGTTATCGGTAGCACTGCTGTAACAGCAACAGCTACAGTTGCTTACTACCCCAATGGTTCTGGTCAAGCATCCGCCACCTTGTTTACTGCTTCTGCAAAGAGTAAGGGTGCCTGGGGTAACAGCCTTACCCTAGAGTTTTCAAACGGAAACACCGCCGCCTCGTCAACGGTTATGCCGTTGCTGCCGGTGCAGGAATTGTAGCCAACTCTAGCTGGGTGTATAACTCAGTAGCAACCACATTTACAAGTGGTTCAAACGGAAGCGCAGTGCAGGACTCAGACTACGTGACGGCCCTTAGTCAGCTAGATTCAGTAGAAGGTGTGTTGCTACTTAACGCCGTTAATAAAACTTCAGCAACTGTTATTAACCAGTTTCTTGCAAAGGCAGAATCACGAGGAAACTCCTTTGTAATTATCGACCCAGACATGACCGCTGTTGATGTATCCACCATTGGTGGTTCAGTAGTAGGAAGCTACACTAGTTCAAACTACGGGGCTGTGTACTACCCGCATCTAACCATGGTTGACCCATCCAAGACTGGGCCAGGAGCAGTTAGAGCCACTGCACCAGGTGGTGCAATCGCTGGAGTATATGTTCGCACCGAGATTGAACGCAACGTTGCTAAGAGCCCAGCTGGCTACAACGTTACTGTTCGTAACTCACTGGGTCTTGGTACTTCATTTACCGAAGCTCAAACAGGTACGCTCTACTCAACATACAACGTTAACGTGTTGAAGGCTGTTCCTGGTGGTGGGATCATTATCAACGGAGCCCGCACTCTAGACAAATCAGCTCCTGGTAAGTTCATCTCTGCACGTAGAACCCTAAACTACTTGAAGCAAGTGCTTAAAGAAGGCACTGAGTCTGCTGTGTTTGAGCCAAACGACGCTCGACTTTGGGACCAACTCACTGGATCTGTCTCCGCACTACTTGGAGAGTTCTGGCGCCAAGGTGGTCTTAAGGGCAAGAATGCCTCAGAGGCTTACTACGTAATTTGTGATGAGTCAAACAACACGGCTGTAACCGTTGATAATGGTGAAGTACATATCGAGGTTGGTGTTGCTCTGCAGTATCCAGCCGAATTTGTGGTAATAAACCTGTCCCAATGGACCGGTGGTTCAAACGCAACAGAGACACTCTGATAAGGAGAGATGATTAAATGGCACGTTCAGCGAGCACAGATCCGGTAAGGAACTTTAAGTTCCAAGTCCAAATTCAACCAACTAGTAACACACGACTTGCTACTGTCCTTAGCGGCATTGGAGATCTCGGGTTTGCTGCTATGACTGGTGTTTCAGTCCAGCACCAAATGGTTGGTTACCGTGAGGGTGGTATGAACACCCACACCCATAAGCTAGTCGGACAATCCGACTTTGGACCAGTAACATTCAGTCGTGGTGTAATTGCTGAGCAAAGCCACCTCTGGAAGTGGTCTGAGTTTATCCACTCTTGGAACCAGGCCGCTGGTAACTCGGGTTCAGACTCAACTGTTGCCAACGGTAATGACTACCGGTGTCACATTCTAGTGCGGGTTTTTGACCACCCACACTCAGTAGGAAACTACCAGGAATCTGGCGTTGTTTCTTCAGCAGCAACCAACCTTGGTAAAGCTCGGCTTGGAATTAAGCTGTTCAACTGCTGGCCAGGAGCCTACACACTAAGTGATCTCTCAGCTGGTGACTCAGGCATCGTTGTACAACAATTGACTGTTCACCACGAGGGATTTAAACTTGCATGGACAGAGACTGATATTACTGCTCTAGCAAGCGTTAACTGATTTAACTAAATAAGGAGAACAAATTGGAAAAGTCAATAGAAGTTGAGTCGTTAGACCACGCGTTTAAAGACCCCGCTCCATCAATAGCCACACCAGAGACAGTTATCGTTGAACTTCATAGGGGTTTGCTAAACCCAAACACCGGGCAATGGCAAACAACGGCAGAGGTGCGCGAGCTAACTGGCAAGGATGAGGAGTTCTTAGCTTCTCTTGAAAGCAACAAAACTATAACGTACGCAATGTACGTCAATCAGTTGGTCAGTAGAGCTACTGTGAGAATTGGTGACACCTTGATCCAAGGCCACAAGGCGTTGATTGAAGACCTAATTACCGGCGACAGAGACACCCTTTTGTTGGGGATTATCAAAGCCACCTATGGTCCTGAGCGTACATTTAACTACCCGTGTAACGCTTGTAGAACACCAAACTCGATAACTATCGAACTTGATAAAGACTTCCCAATTCAAGAATCCGAAGAGAATTTAAGAGAGCCATTTGAAGTAACATTCAAAAATGGCACCAAGGTAAAGTTTAAGTACCCAGTTGGCTCCGACAACATTGCTATGGGCAAAGCTGAAACTACAGCTCAACAGAGTACAATTTTAATTTCTCGTTGTGTTGTTTGGCCGGAGCACAGAGATTCTCTGTACAACGAAGAGTGGGCCAAGAACCTATCTATGAACGATAGAAACCTAGTATTAAGAGCCCTCCTTTCACCAAAGGTTGGGCCTAAGCTTGGGGAGGTGAATACCCAGTGCGCACATTGTGGCGCTGATATAAACATCAATATCGACTGGGTATCCCTTCTACTCGCCTAATCTAAAAAGTATATACTGGGAATACGAAGGCGTGGCCTCTGTCTACAAAGGGTTTAGTTTAAACGACATACGGGACATGAGTGTCCGACAAAGAGATTTTTGGTTTCGTATGGCTAAGTGGCGACTAACGGATGGAGGTGGTGGTTAATGGCAAATGATGATGAAATCCAGAAAATGGTTTCAAAAGAAACTCAGTCTATGGCTAAGGCTGAAGTTGGCATTAACGCTGACACCACTGATTTACGGAACATCACAGAGGCCCTTAAAAAAGCGTCTGAGGAAGGTAAACGCCTAGCGACAAGCCTTGGTCAGGCTGTAAAAGCCATGCGACAACTAAAGGAGATGGGCCTCGTACAAGTGTACGACCAATCCGCGCATTGGAGTGGAGGTCAAGGTGGAGGTGGGGGAGGTGCTGCTGGTGGTGGGCAGCTAAGCGTCGGCAGCACCCCAGTAGCGGGCTCTAAACCCAGTCACCCAGCACCTATAACACCAGCACCAAACGCTGTTGCTGCCGCAGGAGGAGCACCACCTGGAGTTGCTGGACTACAGGGAGTACCAGGATCATTTTTTAGAGGAGCTAATCCTGGAACATTTGCAGGCGTTCCGGGAGTACTCGGTTCCGGTGGAAGTGGAGCAATAGGTGGATCGGCTCAGTTAGGAGCCGGTGGTTTTGGTGCAGGAAACATAGCATCAATAATTGGAAGTCTTGGTTCACAAATTGTTAGTGCAATTGACAAGCGTGTTGATGCTGGTAGAGGATACTCACTAGCCGCAGATAAAAGCACACTAGTGATGCAACAGCTCACAGGCATGAGCCAAACCGGAGTAATGAATAACCTAAGAATGCCATTAACCCAGTATAAGCTTGGAGTTAATGGTATTAACGAAATGATGGATCTACAGGCAAGAACTGGTATAAGTGCCGCAGGTCAGGCCCGAAGCGTTGAAATGATGAGAACTCTTAGTGGGTTTACCATGGACGCTGCTGGGGCTACTGGAATTATTGAAAGTATGGCTGACCCAGAAACAGTGAACAAGATGTTCATGATGACTGGTATGAGCTTAATTGGGCCTGGTGGTAAACAAAGATCAGCTCAATCTTTGATTGAAAGTATGGCTAAGAGAGCTGGACTAATGGACCCCAAGCTTGCCGCATCGGCTATGGCTCCAGGTTCTGTATCTCGTGCAACACTATCTCAAATGGGTGTTACTGGCGACATGCAGGAACAGGTTCTTAGATTTGCACAATCAAACGCAGCGTTTCGTAAGCGCGGTGGAAAAGGCACGTACGATCCAACAAATGAAGAAGATCGCAAGCTTATGGGTATCGATGACACATTTGCTATGGAAGCTGAGGAAACTCAGCGTCGTCGTGGAAAGCGCGAAGAGCAGTTTTATAGGGACCAGGCAGATGCGTACGCAAAATTAGAACGGCAGACACAACGCCTTACC